CTGCTGAACAGCTTTGAATTTCCATATATATTATTGCAATTTTTAACATGGAGTCGTTATGTCCGCACTAGAAGTTTCTGTAACAATTGAAGAACTACGCAAGCGTAAGATTTTAGTAGCCACACCTATGTACGGCGGTATGTGTGGTGGTACTTATACAAAGTCAACTGCCGATCTTGCGTCCATGGCAGCACAGTATGGCATGGATGTCCGCTTCTATTACCTCTTCAATGAATCCCTAATTACTCGTGCGCGAAATTACCTCGTGGACGAATTTCTGCGTTCTGATTGTACTCACTTGATGTTCATCGACGCCGACATTGGTTTTGATCCGAATGATGTTATTGCATTGTCGGTCATTGCGGAAGCTGGCAGTGATAAGGAAATCGTATGTGGTCCGTATCCCAAGAAATGTATTGCTTGGGAAAAGATCAAGCGCGCGGTCGACCGTGGCTTCGCTGACAAGGATCCAGAGAACCTCGAGAAGTATGTTGGCGATTATGTTTTCAATCCTAAGGAAGGATCTGGATCCATTGCTCTCGATCAACCAGTAGAGGTGCTTGAAGGTGGCACTGGCTTTATGATGATCCAGCGTTCTGCGTTGGAAAAGTTTGCAGCTGCTTATCCACAATACACATATCTGCCTGACCATGTGCGTACCGCACACTTTGATGGTACCCGCGAAATCATGCAGTTCTTCCAGGCTGAGATTGATCCTAAGTCTAAGCGGTACCTATCAGAAGATTATTGGTTCTGCCAGAAGATGTGGGACATCAATGTGAAGACATGGCTTTGCCCATGGATGAAGCTTCAGCACATGGGTTCATATGTGTTTGCTGGTTCTCTTATTGATCTGGCTCAGATCGGCGCTGGTGCTACCGCTGACGTAGGTGAATTAGCTCCTCGTAAAAAGTAACTTGACATTCGCATTCACACCTGCTATTATGATTATCTTGAGTGAAGGAATATACCATGAAAATCTCTAAGACCACAATCGACGTACTAAAGAATTTTGCGACAATCAATCCCAGCATGTTGTTTTCTGCTGGCTCAGAATTGAAGACGGTCTCACCACAAAAGACCGTCTTCGCAAAGGTAAAGATCGAAGATACAATCGACACTGAATTTGGTGTCTTCGATTTGTCTCAGTTCATTAATGTTTTGAGTGACTACGAAAATCCCGATATCTCTGTCAATGACACGTTCATCTCCATCACAAATGGAACTGGCGATATCTCAGATATCGTTCGTGCAAAGGCAGAGCTTCTTCCCAGTCTTCCTACCAAGGAAGTTACTCTACCTTCGGTCGATGTAGCTTTTGTTCTGGAAGCAGCGAAGCTTCAAAGAGCATTGCGTCAAGCTTCGCTTCTCGTTCTGCCAGAAATTGCTCTTGTTGGTGAACATGGTAACGCATACTTCTGCGCTATTGATTCGCGCAGCGATTCCACGAATCGTTTCAAGAGCCCTGTAGGCAAGGCTGAGAAGAGTTATAAGATGATCTTCAAGGTTGATAACCTTAAGGTCATGGGTGGTAAGGACTATGATGTGAAGGTATCTTCAAAGGGTATCGCATACTTTGCATCCACTGATGGCATCTGTCATTACTGGGTCGCAACGGAATCTGGTTCGTCTTTTGATGCCTAATCGGTGGGGGCGAAAGCCCCCATCTTTCGTTATGGATATGTGAAATGACACAAGATAGCAAGCAGTCTAAGCTCGGCCGCGCGGGCGAGAGTATTGTGTTGAATTGGTATAGTGAACAGGGTATGAAGGTTAAGGCATCTATTGACCAATATGATAGCTACAAAGATGCTTTGATAGATGGTAAGTGGGCAGAAGTCAAGACACAGGTTCCATTCGTCTACCGAGATTCATTTACCATAAAGCCAAATCAGTTACGCAAATGCCAAAATGTTTGTCGATTGATTTTCGTTTCTGTACCAAACTCAAAAGAAAAACACTATAGCGCAGGAAAAGTGTATTGCATTTTTCCAGAAGATGGGTTACAATACAATAAGTATACCACCAAAGATGGGCGTGAAATGATACTCATTCCGATCAAGCAAGATGGTATGCGTGAAATTTTTGAAATGACCGAAGAGGAACAGAAGATCCTTCAGCGATATTCTGTGTCTTCTTGGAACTGATGGAGCCAACATGCGTGAAGAATTTCTCTGGGTAGAAAAGTATCGGCCGCATAAGATTGCCGATTGCATTCTACCTGATGACCTGAAGCAAACATTCCAACAATTCGTAAACGACGGCAGCATTCCTAATCTGTTGCTTGCTGGCACTGCTGGTGTCGGTAAGACAACGGTCGCTCGTGCTATGCTTGACGAGATCAATGCTGACTATTTAATTATCAATGGGTCAATGAATGGTAACATTGACACACTGCGAAATGAAATTCGCAACTATGCAGGTACCGTATCATTTGGTGGAGGTCGTAAGTATGTTATCTTGGATGAGGCGGATTACCTCAACGCTAGTTCCACACAGCCCGCACTCAGAAACTTCATGGAGGAGTTCTCAAGTAACTGTGGATTTATTCTCACCTGCAATTTCAAGAACCGAATTATCCAACCACTACATTCTCGGTGCGCTGTTGTAGACTTTAAGATCCAGAAGAAGCAACTTGGTGGTCTTGCTGTTGAGTTTATGAAGCGAGCCATTTGGATCCTTGAGGCTGAGAATGTTGAGTATGATAAAGGTGCAGTCGCAGAGGTAATCAAGAAGCATCTGCCCGATTGGCGGCGTGTACTCAATGAGTTCCAGAGGTATGCTGCGCGTGGTAAGATTGACACTGGTATCCTTGCGTCGGTCGATAATACCAATATCAGCGAACTTGTCAAGTGTTTGAAGAACCGCGAGTTTGAGAACATGCGAAAGTGGATTGGCACTAACTCTAGCGCGGACGTGAATACTCTATTCCGTTCTCTGTATGATACCGCTTATGATATCCTAGATCAGAATTCTGTACCGCAGTTGATCCTCATTCTTGCGGACTATCAGTACAAAGCTGCTTTTGTTGTTGACCAAGAAATCAACCTTGCTGCATGTATGACGCAGATTATGATTGATTGTGAGTTCAAGTCATAGGACAAATACGATGGCAAAATACTTAGATAGATCAGCGATAGAAGACCTTGACTCTTATAGACAAGAGATATTTGCGATTAGAGAAAGAGCATATGCAAAGCATGGTATTGATATATTGGATAACGATACTCTAAGCTCCGTATCAATCTACAATTTGGTTTCTCAATATGATCCAGATTACAATATCAACTTTGCTAGAAATGGTGAAGATGCGATTTCTAATCGAATTGAAATTGAACAGAAATGTAGCAGAGTCGAAAACGATAAGAAACTGGCTTCATTTATGTTTCATGCTATGGGTAACCTTATCTATGATCGGTATATCTTTGTTGCGCGCCACAAAGACAATCTAGACCTACTCAGGATCTATGATATAAGTCAGAAAAAAAATCTGAAAATCATTCATAAGCATTTGACGGCAGAACGAGATGCTTGGTTAGAACGAGGCAGAAAAGATCAAAGCAAAATGAAAAGGGATGTCGTTTTGCTGTCTGAGAAAATGATGAAAGAACAACTGACAAGCTTATCTAAAATCAAGATATATACATGTGAAGTTATTAGAGGTTGACAATGGCAAATCTGATCTACACAGAAAATGAATTTCTATCGCTGTTCAGTTTTAACAAGACAGTCAGTTTTGAAGACTTTAGCAACCAAATTTCTGTGTTGAATGGTAGCGATACCTCAGGAAATTTCGTCGTCAGGAGCGACCTTGATACATTCATCGAAAGAGTTGCAAAAAGCGATGACAGAAAAGATAGACTGAACTTATACAAAGAACAAATGTATAAGATGCTCGTTCTAGAACCAGAGGTAGCTCTTACAGAATGGTTTCGTAAGACTGCTAAAATCGCAGAACCGATTGAGCATTATTTTCAAATACCACCCGCTCAGATTTTAAATGGTGACACATTTGCTGGCCGTACATACAGCAAATATGGTCGTATCTGCAAAAACATTAATTTCGAAAAATTTTTCAGCACACGCAAACTTTACAGTAACGATTTCGAGTACACTTTTGGTTTACTAAAAGTGATGTTTGAACAATTTAAAATACGCAACAGTTTAGCCAGCCCCGCTTTCTTTGACCATATATGCAAAATTGAAAACAGTAACTATGGACAATTCTGGACCGATTTTATGATTGGTTGTAATAGGGCTAGCATTTTTAATCCAGCAACATACAAGGGCATCTTAGACGAAATTCTTCCTGGTAAAATTTTGTTTGCTCCAGTTATGGGTTGGAATAGCTATCAGTTCGCATTTTATTCGAGCGGATTCGAGAAGTTTATCGCAACTGATGTTATACCTGAGGTTGTTGAAAACGGAAAAACATTGCACAAAGTCTGGCAAGATTTTTCAGACAAGAGTTTTTTTGGAGTAGCGGATAAGTCTGTCGATCTATATTGTTGCCCCTCAGAAAAACTGAAGTCGATTGGATTCGAAGATACATATCGAGAGAAGGTAGATGCGGTTCTGTTTAGCCCGCCATATTATGACCTTGAAATTTATGATAGCGAAGATCAAAGTTTTACCAATTATCCTAACTATGAAGAATGGCTAGAAAAATACTGGGAAGCTACCGTCCTTACAGCAAAGGAAGTGATGAAGCCAGATGCCAATTTTGCGTTTGTTATCTCTAACTATAGAAATAAAGCCAAACAAGAAGTGAATATCAGCGAAGATATGATGAGAGTGGTAAGCAAGCACCTGAATCTTAAAGCCAGATATAAGATTCAGTGGTCAGCTATTGGAACTGGACGGCAAGCAAAAAAAACTAGAGGCGGAAATTTTGAAGACCTTTGGGTTTTCACAAAATAGCTAGACATTGAAAGTGTTTGGTGATACACTAATGGTTCTTCAAAAATACAAGAGAGTGTTTTATGGCTAGTCCTTTTGATTATGTAAACTCGATTATGAAGCCAAAACAACCAAACATGATGCGCGGACATGGAGAAGCAGAAGAGAAGGCTTATGTGCCTTTTCTCACTAACCGATCGCTGTCGTACCACCAAGACTGTGTACTGTATGCCAACGAGATGAACATGCGTGGGCATCTAGACAAATTACTCCAGTATGAGTATTTTATAAATATAATCAGGAAACAGAACCGTAAGTTTGCCAAGTGGCAAAAAGAAGAAAAGAACGATTCTGTCGACCTGGTTATGGAGTTCTTCGGCTATGGGCGTTCAGAAGCTAAACAAGCACTGACCGTATTGACACCCAGCCAAGTAGACCAGATCGGGTCGTTACTTGGCAAAAGGTGAACACAATGCAATCCATTATTGAATCCATGATTGAGGTACGACTAAAGACACCAGAAGATTTCCTAAAGATTCGCGAAACGCTCAGCCGCATCGGTGTCGCGTCCGCAGAAAAATCAACACTCTATCAATCTTGCCATATTTTCCACAAGCAGGGCCGCTACTATGTGGTTCACTTCAAGGAACTATTCGCGCTTGATGGCAAGCCAACCAACTTCTCTGATGATGATAAGGCTCGTCGAAACAAGATCGCTAATCTACTCGCTGAATGGGAGTTGATTGATCTCGTCGATCCTAAAGCATCGGAAGACCCTATTGCTTCATTAAATCAAATCAAAATTCTCACACACAAGGAGAAGAGTGATTGGAAACTGGAAGCTAAATACAACATCGGTAAGAACCGCGGAAAGGTCGCTTGATCGACGCAGCTTCTACCCTCTTGAATTTATGTGTAGTGTTGGGGGTATATCTCCTTCGCTACATATAAATAAAACCGTGATGCCCTCGGGGTCACATAATCAACCTTGCCTAATAGGAGGTCATACTATGACTAAGAACGACTACGCACAAATCCCATCTCCATTCGCATCTTTCGATCCTTTCTCTGTCGGCTTCGACAAGACATTTAAGCTGCTATCTTCGCAGTTGGATGGCATCGGTAAGAACCTTCCTGGATATCCACCTTACAATATCAAGAAGGTCGATGATAACAAGTATGTTATCGAAATGGCTGTCGCGGGATTCGCAAAGACAGATATCGAGCTGACTCTCGATGGTGGTAAGCTAACCATCGCTGGTAAGACTAAAGACTCCAGTGATATGGATAAGGCTACCGAATTCTACTACTACAAGGGAATTGCAGAGCGTGCCTTCAATCGCACATTCACTCTTGCTGATACTGTAGTGGTAAACAATGCCGAATTGATGAACGGCATTCTCAAGGTGTGGTTGGAAAACTTTATCCCTGAGAACCAGAAGCCTAAGAACATCAAGATCGACTAATTACAACCCATTGAATCCTACATCATGCAAGCGAGCTGGGAAACTGGCTCGCTATTATTGTTCGGAGAAAGACAAATGCAAAATATTTTTAACTTAATCGCAAAGAAAGTAGAAGACACACGCCGCTACTACAAGGCGTTGAATGAATTGAATCGTCTATCGGATAGAGAACTATCTGACATTGGATTATATCGTGGTGAAATTCCTATGGTTGCTATGACGGTACTAAATAGAAAGTAACTCAATAAGGAGTGACTATGGCTATTACATTCGAACAGTTGAATGAGTTCTTCGAAGATACGGGCGAAGATGTTATTCAGAAATATGTGGAACCTCTAAATGAGGTTATGGATTTTTATGAAATCAACACCCCTCAACGTATCTCAATGTTCCTTGCTCAGGTAGGCCATGAATCTGGTGGACTAAGAACGATCAAGGAAAATCTAAACTATTCAGCAGATCGCTTGAAGGTAATTTTCCCTAAGTATTTTCGTGGAGTAGATACAGCACCGTTCGCTAAGAACCCACAGAAAATTGCCAATCGTGTCTATGCTTCGCGCATGGGTAACGGTGATGAAGCATCAGGAGATGGGTATCGCTACTGCGGACGTGGGCTTATCCAATTGACAGGCAAATCAAATTATGAAGCTTTTGCCAAAGACATGGGGTGGCCACTAGAAGAAGCAACCGAGTGGTTGAGTACAGAAGAAGGAGCTGCGTGGAGTGCTGGATGGTTCTGGGACTCGCGTGAACTAAACAATTGGGCTGATAAAGGTGACGTTGTTAATGTAACTAAAAAAATCAATGGTGGTACCATTGGACTTGAAGATCGTAAATCTCATTATGCTGCTGCCCTGGAGATATTCACAGCATAAGGAAATGCGATGCCTAAATTTACAGTAGAAACGGATGAACCTAAACCAGCAATGGATCAGATTCCCCCTGCAACTAAAGGAGCAGGCGCTTCAATCCAGACTACATATATCGACTCAACCCCTAGAGCAGGTGCACCATCAGCCCCACAGTTATCCGAAGCAGCTCAGCTTGCTAAGATTGAACTGGAAAAGAAACAGTGGGAAGCAGAGAACGCAAAGCAGAATGAAGACTGGATGGTCAAGAAGTGGCGACCCGCAATGGGTTGGTGCTACATGGTCATTTGTTGTTTAGACATGGCTATATTCCCAATCATGTGGAATGTGATTCAAGTTATGATGAAGCAACCACTAACCCAATGGAATCCACTTACGCTGCAAGGCGCTGGTTTGTTCCATCTAGCAATGGGTGCAGTTCTTGGTATCTCTGCTTGGTCAAGAGGACAAGAGAAAATGCAAGGTGTAACAAAATAAGGATTTTAAAATGAATGATGATGTTGAAAGTGTGATGGTCGTTAGGTTTTTCACTGGCGATGAAGTGATTGGTAAAGTGAGTGCGTTTGGTCAGCATAATATTGTAATCAAAAAGCCCGCCGCTATTGTGATGCAACAGGGCACAAATGGTAAAGCCAGTATGGGCCTTCTTGATTACCTACCAATGGCAAAGAGTAAAGAGATTGTGGTTAGTTCGTCCAATATTCTCTTTGTCTATGAGCCAATGCTTGATGTTGAAAATGCTTACAACACCTCATTTGGTTCTGGATTGGTATTGCCGAAAAGCGGGTTGACATTTTGATGACGATGGTGTACTATACACCATGAGCAAATTTTACACCAATGCGATGCAGTTCGGCAACAACATCTTGGTTCGCGGTTACGACCGCGGGCTACAGTTCAACGAAAAGATTCCCTACAAGCCCACGATGTTTGTCCAGTCAAAGCATGAGAATGCAAGCTGGACCGACATTCGTGGGCTTTCGCTTGAGCCAATCCAATTTGAATCCATCAATGAAGCTAAGGACTTTCTCAAGCAATATGAAGACGTAACCAATTTCAATATCTTTGGTCTACAGCGGTTCGTCTACACATACCTGAATGAAGAATATCCAACCGATGTGCCATATGATCGTGACCAAATCAAGGTCGCATATCTTGATATCGAAGTAAGTTCTGAGAATGGTTTTCCTGCGGTAGAGCGAGCATCGGATACCGTCACAGCCATCACGTTGAAGAAAGGCCCGATCTTTCATGTGTTTGGTTTAAAGCCATACACACCAACACGCAATGACGTTTTCTACCATCACTGTGTCAACGAAAAAGAATTGCTCATTCGTTTTCTGAGTGAGTGGGCGCACGATGGTTATCCCGATATCGTCACTGGTTGGAATATCACATGGTTTGATATTCCTTATCTTGCCAAACGTATGACAACGGTCATTGGTGAAAGTGAAATGAAGCGCCTCTCACCATGGAAAAATGTCCGTGAGAGACGAGTTCAAATGACATTCAACAAGGTGCAGGTTGCATATGATATTGGTGGTGTGGCTACACTTGATTATCTTGAGATGTATAAGAAATTCACATACTCTCAGCAGGAATCATATCGTCTTGACCATATTGCATTCGTTGAACTTGGTGAGAAGAAACTAGACCATTCTGAATTTGAGACACTCCACGAATTCTACATGAAAGATCATACTAAGTTTATTGACTACAATATCATCGACGTGGAACTTATCGTGAAGATGGACGATAAGATGAAACTAATTGATATGGCCCTCGCGCTCGCGTATGACGCGAAAGTTACCATCGCGGACGTGTTCACGCAGGTGCGTATGTGGGATGTTATCACGCACAACCATTTGTGGAAGAAGAGAATCGCAGTACCACTCAACGGTGGTGGTAGCAAGGACGAAGTGTTTGTTGGTGCGTATGTGAAAGACCCACAGGTTGGTTCGCACTCATGGGTCATGTCTTTTGATTTGAACAGTCTGTATCCACATTTGATTATGCAGTATAACATTTCACCTGAAACCATTCATGTGAACGCGAAAGGCTATGCAATCCAAGCAGACGTTACGATTGATGATCTGCTTGCTGGTAATATGCCAGAAGTGCCTGATGGTTATGGCCTTGCAGCTAACGGTTGTTTCTTTAGTAAAGCGAAGCAAGGGTTCTTGCCTACGATTATGCAACGCATGTACAATGACCGTGTGGTGTATAAGGACAAGATGATCCTTGCTCAAAAGGCCTACGAGAATGCAAAGACCGAAGCTGAGAAAAAACAGGCTGTTAAAGATATCTCACGCTACAAGAATATGCAGCTTGCAAAGAAAGTACAGTTGAACTCCGCATATGGCGCTATCGGTAATCAGCATTTCCGTTTCTTTGATATTGACCAAGCTACCGCTATCACTCTTGGTGGGCAACTATCAATTCGTTGGGCTGAAAATGAAATGAATAAGTATCTCAACAAATTATTGAAGACGGAGGATTATGATTATGTTATTGCGTCTGATACAGATTCGCTTTATATTAGCTTTGATAAATTGGTACATAGCGTCTTTGAAAAGAGAATTGAGGCTGAAGGGCTTACTCCGG